GATTTAATCCACCACTTGCATTTGCTGAAAAGTTTTCAGTATTTTGCATACCCATTAATTGATTAAGTAAATCTGGTGGTATATTCATATTATTTTGAGGTAAAGTATTTTCAGGTAAAGTTTGTTCATTAGGTGTTGCTGTTTGCATTTGCTTTGCTTTTATTTCTTCTTCAGTAGGAAGAATATCATCAATATTTTGCATATCAAATGATTGGAATATTAATTTCATAAGATATAATTTCTTATTAGGAAATGCTTGGAATATTGGGTCACTATTTGCAACTTGATATAATTGAAGAAGTCTCTGTTTATATGCTTCTTTATTAGCCAATGGTTCTACACTTGAACCCATTGCAATACAATCAAATTCTCCTTGTATTTCGTCTGGATTAATATTTACCCAATCATCACCTTTAATATTAGAAATTCTTAATACTCTTTCAGTATCTAAAAATTGTTGATTTAATTGCATCATCTTTCTAGCAATATTAACTAGTAAATCTTTTTCAATAGAAGTAATAATTTCTTTAAATCTAATTGAAGCATTTGAATCTTTAGTCATTGTACCTGTTGCTGTATCTCTGGAAGATGTTCCCATTATCACTGATTGAGCCCCGGTTGCATCCATGATATCCTGTTTCACCGTTTCTTCTTGATTAAACATTTGAGGTGATACATTTTGAACGCCAATTTCTTCTATATCATCCATCTCATTTACAGGAATTAAACCATTTGGACGCCATGTCAAATCTTTTTTACTTATACCTGAACCTTTTTTATATTTAAACATTCTACGATTTGACATAGCAGCATAGTCAATTCGCATATTTCTATATGTGTTTAATTCATCAATTAAAGGTTCAATTCTATCCATAACACCTTTGCCATAAAATTCACCTGGGATTGAGTCATATCTTGACATATCATATGGTTTCTTTTTATGCCAGTATGGATTTTCTTCATCTTTTGCTATATAACTTCTTTCAATAATAATTACATGTCTATTATCTTCCCAATAGTGAATAACTTCATATAAATCATCTTCAGAATTTGGAGAAGAATTATTTATAGCAATTCCTATAGATGCCATTCTTTCTTGTTTAGGTTTATTATATGAATTAGAAGAAGTTATTTTTTTCCAATCAACAACATATATTTCACTATCATGTTTCTTTTGTATTTCTGATTTTGTTTCATATGTGATATGTCCACACCATCTTGCTGTATCAATATCTTCTGCATATGGGTCTACAAAGAAATTTAACAAATCAACAAAATATACATCAGGGTCATCATATAGAATTTCTTTAGTTTTAACAGGTTGATATCTTTGAATTGGTTGTCTAGTAACTTCATCAACAAATGGCTGATTAGTTTCTTCATCAATAATATCAACTAATTGTTTTTTAATTATATTTCTTGTATCATACTTCCATCCTGTATAAGCGATAGTTGTTCCATATATACATAAAGTTTTTAATCCTTCTGCAAACTTAGAACGTAAATTCATTCGCTCATTCATTTGATAATCTAATAAAACTTGATTATTTGTTGCAAAATTGTAGTCGTTAACTTCCCTATCCTTCACTGTGATATAAGGTCTTGCAGAAAATAATGTTTCTACTAACCTCGGCAAAATTGTCGCTACTTGAATATAAGCATACGGAATAGAAATATTGCTAGTAGTTGTTATTTGTTTTTGTGTTGCAGGGTCAATAATAGCATCAACATAGTTATTATACATTTGATAGAATCTTTCCCATTTATCTTTGTAATTATTAACTACATTTTGTTCTGATAATATAATTCTATTCATATATTTATTTAAATTTTTTTGATTAGGTTTTGCTATGATTTAAACCTCCCTTCTAATAGCCTGTCCTTGAATTAACTGGTCTATATTCTTCATAATCATCTATTTCATTTGCTTCATCTGGATTATAGTATTTTTGTGAATCTACATAAGCATTTATAGCAAGCGACATAACTCTGTCATCATGTTCCATTGATTGTGCTTGTGGTTTTCCTTTATCATCATAAACAAATGTAATAAATTCTTCTATTGTTTCTTTGCAATTTATTTTAATTAAATCATCTCTAAACATACGAATAAGATTATCAATAATTAATTTTCTATTGTTTTGCATAGTACGCCAACCATATTCTTGAATAGTTTTATTCGTTACGGAATCAACATTTTCTTTGCGTTTATAGATGTTTTTATAAATTGGTTTAAGTGAGGATAAGAAACTACCACCAGAAGTATTGTTCAATTCTGGAACAACTAATGCACGATTGTAAAATCTAGCTAACATTTCTATTTCTTTAGCAAATAAATCAGGGTCTATATGTCCATGAAATTGTGCAGCTTGTTCTTTTGTACGTCTATTTAAAACATCTGCACATGAATAGTCACCATGTTTTAAACCTTCAGCAGTATCTACTGAAATAATATATTCTTGTCCATCTATAGGAAATTCCCATATAGATAGATAACCTTTTTTACTAGAATTAAATTGTACTCTTTTATTTACTTCAATTAAATTACCTTTTTTTAATGGAATTTTACATTTATTATTTTTGTAATATTCACATTTATTATGATTAAATACAGGTCTACCCGAAGATAAAAATGCTTCATTATCATTAGATGGATACTCTTGTTTAAATAGTTCTTCATCACCATTACAATTGTTTCTAATACTCCATCTACGCCATTTAATTTGTTCTGGAGATAAATTATATGCTAACTGAAGTTCAATTTCTTCATCAGTTAATTCTAATTTTTCACCTTCCTCTAATGGAATTTGATAATCTTCATGTTCAAACCAAGCGAAAAATATAGGTATAAAATCGTTTAATCCTTTTTTAGCATTGGTATATAATTCATAAAAATAATCACCTATACCATTTGCTGTACTTTCGACGATAACAATTGAATTAGATGTATTTGGTACTGATTGCATTACACCTAGCATTGTTTCTTTAGGAGATGGCATAAAAGCTAATTCAGATATATGAAGATATTGAATTGTACCACCTCTACCAGCAGATTTACCTTTTGCTGTAATCATACGCATATTTGATTTTAAGCCTGGATTTTCTTTCTTTGTATTAATATCATTGGTAGGATTTTCAAATAACAATTCTTGTTTATTATTTGATTTTACCATTGGTATTACTTCGGTTGGTAATTCATCAAGAAATAATTTAGACATATTAAAAAGAAGAGTTGTTGAATCTTCAATATGTGCCATAATTACAGTTTTAATATTTGGTTGTGTTGAAGTTAATTGAAAAAATTTACCTTCTGTATATGTTGATACTCCTTCTTGTCTAGCTTTTAAAATAACTAATCTAACTGGTTTATTTAATGCTCTTTGTTTTTCAATTGTTTTATCTAATTTTACTTGAATTTTATTTAATTTAAATTTAAGTAATTTACCTTCTACTGTACGAATTTTAAGATTTTTATAAGCATAAAAAGGAAAATCTATTACTGCTCTTTGAATAATATCTTCTTTAGTTATACCTTTGCGTTGCTCTGTTTTAGTTACTTTAAGTTTCTTTTGTTCTGATTTTTTAATAGTCATTTTTAAATTTTATACGTTCACCTCTTTTTCTTTTCTCTTCTAAGAGATATTCACGTTGCTTCTTTTTACGTTGTTTTTTGATTGTATGTTTGCTTAATTCACTTATTTTAGTAGACATTATAGCAACTCCTATAATATTTTTTCATCACCTAATATATCTCTTAGCTTTGAATTTAAATGAATTATATTATCATCATTTCTAGCAAAAACAGAATATATAATTTCAAGTTTTTCAGTTAAAGTTACAGGATTTGGTTGTGTTGATATTGCGTCATCTATTGGTGAATTCTTAGGTGATTCTAATGTTGCAATTAAATTATTTATAGAATCTGTGGTGTTATATGCACATGTGATTAATTTTGATATAATTGATTCTAATGGTGATTCTTCTCTTTGTGGTATTGTAGCTAAGTCTGATTTATTCATGTTATTAATTCTCTCCTATATATTTATTTTAGGTTATATTACACTTAGTGTTAAAAACATAGTAAAATCAATGGTTTAGAGTATATTGGCAATTTTATATATGCAGTCTAATGGTCATATATTATATTTAGGGGTGTGGGGGGTGCGTATGGGATGCCCCCATACTTGGATAAACTTAGACATTCTTAGATAAAATTATTTCCAATTTCTTCCAAATTTACCATTTCCTTACATAAACGCATACTAATTCTTCCCAAACTTTCTACAAATTGGCTGTCAAGTATCCAAGTATTTACTATTAACTATTTATTAGACAATCGAAAATACTATTCATATCTAAGTATTCAGGTGTGAAATATCCAAGTATCAAGTGTCCTTAACAGTCACAAAAGTACAATGTGTATTCACAACCCTAGCCTTGTGTAACTATAAACTTACCCGTTCAATCATAACTGAATCTTATCAGCGAAACTAATAATCATATGGAACTAGAACATGTTCCGATAATAAATATTATGTAAACTAGACAACTACCAACAAACCCTTATAGAATCATAGGTACAAGGTTTTTGGTATAATTTTCGCTGGATTATTCGGAACTTATGCTTACTATTATATAAATACTATTATCTCAGCGTAATTCACAT